TACACATTGGCTGATATTATCAAGCGAGTTATTTCGTAACTTATTAACATTCAAAAAATTACTTCTTTTTTGATATACTTTTGTTTAAACAATTAAACAAAATATGACTATAAACACAAAGGGCAGATTGTTTTTCGATATTGAAACAAGTCCCAACATTGGTTTCTTTTGGCAGTCGGGGTACAAACTGCAAGTCCCATACTCAAACATCATTAAAGAACGTGCTATCATTTGCATTTGCTACAAGTGGGAAAATGATAAAAAAATTTATTCGTTAAATTGGGATAGTGACCAATGCGATAAACAGATGCTAATTGATTTCATCAAAGTTGCAAACGAAGCCGAAGAACTCGTTGGACATAATGGCGATAAATTTGACTTAACGTGGATACGCACAAGAGCATTATTTCATCGTTTGCCTATGTTTCCACAATACACCACAATTGATACGCTTAAACAAGCTCGTAGCACGTTTAGATTTAATTCTAATAGGTTAGATTACATTGCTAATTTCTTGGGCATAGGTAGTAAGTTAGAAACTGGCTTTGGTTTATGGCGTGATATTGTTTTAAATAACGATAAAAAAGCATTGGCATCAATGATTAAGTATTGCAAGAATGATGTTGTAATTCTTGAGAAGGTATTTAATCATTTATCAAGTTATGTTCCACATAAAACACATCGTGGAGTTACATTGTATGATGATAGAAATTCATGCCCACATTGTGGAAGTAAGCAAATCAACATGAATAAACATCGTACAACTGCAAGTGGAATGAAGAAAGTGCAATATGTTTGCGTTCCTTGTGGTAAGTACCATACGGTATCGCAACAACAATCAAATAGAATATTAATTGAAAGATATAAAGATGAGAGTATTGGAAGCATTAGTAGATGAGATTTCAAGGCAGAAGAAGATTGATGCGTTAATGAAATTGAAACAAGTTAAAGAACACGAGTTAAAGGAAATTAGAAAGGCATTAAGAATAGTAATTCAAAAACGATGAGTATAGAAGATAGCTTTATTTATAATTATCAAAGTGCTTATGAGAAGCACGAAAAGGAGAAAACGAGTTTTGCCAAGTACGATGCAAATAATAGCAATACTTCAAGAACTTTTGAAACAGGTAGCCAAAGAGAAGATGATGCTGACAAACCATTGGTAAACCACTTGACAGCTTATACTCGTTTACGTTTTGGCTATTTACTACGTAAAGGAGAAAATAAATATCCTAAAAATAATTGGCAAAAAGGTCAACCTAATGAAACTGCATTAGAAAGCCTACATAGACATCTTGCTAAATACGAAATTGGAGATAGACATGAATATCATTTATCGGCTATTATATTTAACGTACAATTGATAATGATCAATGAAGAAAAAGAAGGAATTAAAATAGATCACTATTATGGAAATAAAGAAAACAAGTAAACGAGGTTTGGAATTTATTGCCAAAGAGGAGGGTGTGGTTTTAAAACCTTACAAGTGTAGTGCAGGTGTTGTAACTATTGGAATTGGTAGTACATATTATGAGGATGGCACAAAGATTAAAATGACCGATAAACCAATAACAAAGGAACGCGCTTATGCTTTATTTCAAAATGTTTTAAAGCATTATGAGATGAGTGTTTATACTTCTACTCGTGATGACATCAACCAAAATCAATTTGATGCTTTGGTTAGTTTGGCGTTCAACATAGGTACAACTGCTTTTAAGAAAAGTACATTGGTTAAGCGAGTTAATAAAAATCCGAAAGGTGCTGATATTGAAGGTGCTTTTTTAATGTGGAAGAATGCAGGTGGCAAACCGATCCTACTAAATAGAAGAAAGCGTGAATATCAATTGTACGCAACCGTATAAATTTATATTTATAAATATGGAAACATTGAAAAAAATACTCGGATTGCTAAAATCAAATTGGAAAACTACACTTGTTGGCGTGTTCTTTTTTGTGTTTGGTGTAGCATACTTTTTTAAGTTAATAGATGCACAAGGTTTAACTATGGTTTGGGGTGCATTAGGAGGCGTAGGATTTAGTATCTCTAAAGATGCGTAGATTTATATCACTTTTTATTTTGAGTGCCTTATATGGCTTTATTTTAAGTGGGTGTTTTGCTCGTAAAGTTAAGCAAACGGAATACGTTACCATTAAGGATACGATAATCACACCACCAATCGTAAAGCTTGATACTGTTACGCAATTTAATGATAGGGTTATTTATTTAAAAGATAGCACCAAGCAAATGTTTGTTACTATTGAGAGGTTAAAGAATAATTATATTAGAGTAAAGGCTGAATGTGAGCCAAGAAAAATAATTGTGCCAGTCACAACTACTATAACAAAGACAAAAGAGGTTATTGTTAAAAACTTGTTTTGGAAATATGTTTCATTTGTTTTACTTTCGTTTATTGTTTTTTTCATAGTTAAGGGCGTTCTGCCCAAAATTTAGTTTTTTGTTTTTTGGTTTGAATGGGTAGTCATTAATTTGGCTGCCCATTTTTTGTTTTAAACTAAAAATAATCGTGTTGATTATCAAGCACTTACGTTAATATTAAAAAAATAATTCATTTTTTATATACAAGGTATTACATAATGATTGTACATTTGTTCATCAACAAAAACAAAAACTTAAAAAATCAAACAAAATGAAAACAAAAAAACAAGAAATCGTAACAATGTGTAAGACATCTGATTATTGGGGTACTACCGAAGGTGTTAAAGTAATTGTAAAAAAGTATTATTGGTTTAATGGTGAATATCATTTGATAGGAATTAGATTAGACAATAACGAAATGGTGGATTTACCGGATATGTTTTTTAATTAATAATTTAAAAGATGGACACGAACACAAAAACAATGTATTACAAAGATGTGGAAATTTCTTATCAGCCAATTTATAAAGAATATTATATAATTGATGAAATAGAAAGTGAATATGATTATCCTACTATTAAAACATTTGATGATGCAAAAAAAAGAGTAGATTTTTTATTAAAACAAAAATAAATTATTAATAAACAAAAACAATGAAGCAAGTTTTAATCACTACAAATCCACAAGGTGTAGATGTAGTATCGGTAGGATTAGCCGGTCAATTAATCCAAGAGAGAAATAACAAAGCATTGATCAGATTTGAAAACGAATTTGGACAATTTGAAGAATGGTATTTTGAAACAGGAGAGTTTGTAGAATTATGAAGAATTTAATTGAAAAGCTTGTAATAATTCAAAGTGAATTAAAAGCACCTAAAGGACAAACAAATAAGTTTGGTGGTTATAAGTATCGTTCATGCGAAGATATTTTAGAAGCTCTTAAACCGCACTTAAAAGATCAAGGTTTATTCCTATCAATTACAGATGAATTAGTGGCACAAGGCACAAGATATTACATCAAGGCAAGTGCGATAATTACCGATGGTGTAGACAGATGGTCAGTAGATGGTTGGGCAAGAGAAGAAGAAGTTAAGAAAGGAATGGATAGTTCACAGATAACAGGAGCTTCATCGTCTTACGCTCGTAAATACGCCTTAAATGGTTTATTTGGAATTGATGACACTAAAGACAGTGATGCAACAAACGATGGTAATATACCACAGATGCCAATTGTTAATTTACAAACTGCTGTTTACGATATTGGTTTAGCAAATACTTTAGATGGATTAAAAACAATTTGGGCAAAATACCCACAATTCCAAAAGCAACAAGAGTTTATCGATGCAAAAGATAAAAAGAAAGGACAACTAAATGGATAATCAAATAATAAACTTAGAGGGATTGCAATTGCAGTCCCTCAATAAGGAAGCTATGGTGAGCCAAAGTTTGCTTATCAAGGATAATATCAACGATGGGTATTTAGATCCATTAGATGTTCTTATATCGGCTAAGAAGATGCAAGAGTTAGGCAAACAATTAGAAGAAGTTAGTAGACCAATAGCTGAAGATAAGGTAAGATTACAACGTGGAGAAGTTTACAAAACTCAATCAGTAGAAGTTGTAGAAAAAACAATTGGCAGCAG